CACCAAGACCAAGGATCTTTACTGTATCGCCAGGGCCTTTTGCTACGCCTTCGTACTCCAGATTGCAGTCCTCTTTGAGGACCAGCTTCATGTCCAGATCTTCCTGGAATTTTGTTGTCCAGATGATCGGCTTGAATTTTTCAATAGCCATTTAGTCGTTCTCCTTTACTTCCATTTCGACATACTCGCCATGATCTTTGACAAGTTTGCCTTTACCTGTGAAGGAGTCATGTTGTCCACTTCGTCTTCTGTGAAGTAGTCTTTTTCCGGCGGCGGTGTCTCGGAGATCGCTCCCGGCGGTGTTGCCGGTGTCGGTTCTGTTGACTTCATGCTCTTGACTGCCGCATACGCCTGTTTTGCATTGAGACCAGCTGCGATGTACGCAACGAAATCTTCCCCAAGGTCTTCAAGGGATTTGATTGACGGGTCATACTTCTGTAACTCCGCAAGGTCTTTCGACATCTCCCTCTCTACCTGTGCTTCAAGGATCTGGTCTTCCAGTTCCTTGATTCGCATATCCTTTTCCTTGTCTCTGATCTCGGCCTCTGCCGCTTCTTCTTCACGCTGGATGGTGGCTAACACTTCATCCCTCGTCATGCCAGTTGCTTCCGCCATAGCATCGATGTCATCAACACCCATGTTTGAGAGTGCGGCTATCCTCGCATCCTGCTTCGCCTTCATTTTTTCCAGTTCAGCTAATGCTTCAGCTTCTTTGCGCTCGGCTTCTTCTGCCCTTCTGCGCATCTTCGCCCATGCCGCATCTGTGGCGGTATCCTCGGATTCCTCCGATTCTTCGGACTCCGGTTCGGCGACCTCCGGTTCTTCTACGCCTGCTTCCTGGGTTTCTGCTTCAGGTTCGGCGACCTCCTGATCTTCTGCGCCTTCTTGCTCCTCAAATACTTCCGGAGCCAAGTCTTCAAAACTCATAAAAACGTCCTTTCTTTTATGAACTTGTGTATTAAAAAAACGGGGCCTGATTGCCTCGGTCGTTTAACCTTCCTTGTTCCACTGTTCAAGTGCGTACAGTTCCGGGTCTATTTCTTCCTCCTGTTCCGGTACTTGCTGCGCCGCCATTGCCGCCTGTGCAGCCTGACGCTTCTTCAACGTGGTTTGCAGTTTGTTCTTCGGTACGATGCCCTTCTCCGGGACGATATCGACATATTCCTCAAATGTGATATATCCCTTGTCCAACGCACCGTCAAGGAAGTTCTGCTCCGCTTCCTTCGTCCACGGATTGTCCTGTGATGTATCGATGCGGATCTCTGGCTTGATGCGGTCCCAGTCCTCTTTCGTGATGGTCTGCATCACCTGTGTTTTCTCGCCGGTAATGGGGTCTTCTTCAGTGAAAAGCACATCCATTCCGCACGGGTTATAAACCATCCACATCTCGATAGCCAGTTTCGCGTATTCCTCTACGAAGGTCTTCATTTTGGCTACCTGTTCGTTTAGAGGAAGCGCAGCCTGGTCTCTGATGGCGATGATCGCCGATGCTGCTACTCTGTTCGGATTGATATTACCCATGGCTGTCTCACCGGAGCCGGACAGTTCCTGTGAGTATTCCATGATATCGTCAGCATAGTTCTTTGGATCTGAATTAGACTGCGCCGGATTCAGATAGGAGATGGCCTGATTAACACTGTCGGCGGTCATGCCGTTTCCGATAGCCAGAGGCTTTCCTACCTGTTCCAGCGCCTCCGGGTTCTGCAGTGCGTCTTCCTTGTAGGCAAGTCTCGGATATGCTGTCAGCTGGATGATCATGCTCCGCCTTGCCAGTGTCTTATTGACTTCAAGCTGATTCGGTATCAGCTGCTCTACTTCGGATAATCCCCTTGCATCGTTCGGATAGTCTTCCCACGATATCTTCAGCAACGGATAAAGTGTCAGTCCCTTGTCGATGCTCCCGTCCGGTTTCTTCGATGCTATCGGATGCTCCGCTTCAAATACAACAGTTTTCGTACACTTGGTGATGTGTACGATACCGTCTATCTTCTCAAAGAAAAACAGGACGGTGACTTTCGATGAAGGCTGTTCCAAAGTGTTTTCTACTTCGTCCGTATTGCCTACGGTGTTCTCGATGTCCTGGTCCGGGATGATCATGCGGATTTCTTCATCCGTCAGTCCGTTCTGTCTCGCCATCTCCTTGACGGTTTTTACAAGCAGTCTCTGATGGATGATGACATACGGCTGCTTCTGGATGTCTGTTTCACTCTCATTCCCGTACAGAACCGTTGTATTGGGAAGTCTCTGACAGTCTCCGATATCTTTCGTGCCGAAATAAAGGATCCCGTCACCTGTTACGGCAGCGTCCTTGATCGTCTGCCACAGCACCATGTCCATGTTTGCGTGCTCCCACGATGCTGAAAACTTCTGGTCAAGTCTCTCATACACAGGAGCCAGTTCATCATTGCCTTCTGCGTCTGAATAGTGGGCGATCATGTTGTTCTGCGATACCGTAGATACCTTATGACGTATAACCGGCTTGATAAAATTCAGAAAAGGCAGTTCCAATCCCCCAGTCTGGATACCTTCCCACTGTTTTCCGGCGAAGAAATTCCAGTTTCTGTTGGTTCTTTGCACCAATCTTTTCCTGTTTATGTATTCAATTCCTTTTTCATACAGTCGCCAGTACTTCGTGGTCTCCGGGGTGTCGTTATACATCCTTTATCTCCTTCTGATTCTCTCCGAAACCGTCAAATGCATCGATATTTGCGTTGATGTCGATGAATTTCTGCAGTTCTTTCGGAGTCTCCTCCTCTTTTTTCTTCTTCGGAACACTAAAAAACGGCTTTTCAGCCGCTTCTTTCGGTTTTTCATTCACTTTCATGCCGAATTGCACCGCTTTTATCACCCATAACGGGGACAGTACGGCGTAAATAGCCAGGATAATGGCCAAAATCTCAAATAACATGGATCTTCTCCCCTGCTCCAAAGGTCTTTTTCTCTTTTGTCTTGAATGTGAAGCCGGCTTCGCTCACTCCACGCCGTTTCATATAGCGGTTTTTATGCCTTGAATAGATAAGTCTGTCCAAAGCCTGTGACATGGAGTCCACAATGTCATCGTGTTTTCCGTTTGGGAAGGATGCACACTGGTCGATAAACTCCCATGTGAACTTCTTGTCCCTCGGAAGATACACATTTCCGCTCTCCACGGTGAAAGAAACTGCATGCACCCTCGCTTCTTTCGATTCATGCGGTGTGACGGGGGTTATCCCGTACATCTGGTCACGCAGCATGTGTATGATAGCTGAACCATTCGCCTTGTCTTCTATGAGGATGTTGGTTATCCCCGGATGTCTGCTTTTCATCAGCCGGATGGAACGAATAGTCGATGTGAAATCAAGCCGGGCATTGATCAGATCCACAAGATACATCCTGTGTTCCAGCTTTCCCCAGACAGATATACAAACAAAGTCGTTCTTCGCTGAATCCTTGAATGTAGCGTCCACTGACATGATCATGTACTGGAACTTCATTTTCCCTGTCTCATAGTCCATCACATCGTAGTACTGCCACCATTCACGCTTCAGTATGTTTCCTTCACGCTCTGTAGGTCTGCCCTGATAAAGAGCGTTCCATGTACGGATTCCTTCTTCATCAACTAATGATGCCTTGAAGTCTTTCAGCCAGGCATTGTCTTTCCCTATCTCCGGGCAGATGGAATCTCCGATGTTCCGACCTAACGGGTCATTCTCATCTTCGCATTCGCACGGGATATTCACTACTTTGGTCTTGTCCTTATAGTTTTCTATAATCCTCCCGGCAAGATCATCTTCATGCCACCTCGTCATAATGAGGATTATCTTGTCCCCTGCTCCGGCACGCGTCAGGATGGACCTCTGGAAGTCCGCCCATTTCTTATCTCTGTCCCTCTCGGAATCAGCTTCGACAGCGTTCTTTACAGGGTCATCTATGAGAATCAGATTACCGGTGTTTCCTGTTAAGGCGGAACCGTATCCTTTGGAAATCATCTTTCCTTTGTGTCCGGCGATCTGAAACTCTCTTGATGTCGCTTTCTTCTTGTCCGCCTTCACTCCGAAGATGTATCCGAACTGCTCCAGCTTCTCTAAATTCGCTTTTCCGAATCTCTCCGCCAGATCATCCCCGTATGATA